TCTTTTACGCATTTTTATAAATATACAATATACTTATAAAATTTACTTCAGAAAATGCTTATTCAAATACTTCTGAATGGTGAAATGCGTAATTTTCTCATTACGCGCCTCTTCGCCTAAAATCTTCCACAGACCTTCATCCGGGACAATATTCTGTCTATTCTCCGGATTCTCCAAATCTTTCTCCTTAATATACTTATTCAAATACTGAGTAATCTCAATTCTCGAAATCAACTCCCCCTCCTTTCGCCCCATAAACTCGCACATCTCCGGCGTAACCTTGGACGAAACTGCAAACCCACACGGCTTTCGCTCCTTCTTCTCCGGCTTCTTCTCCTTCTTGATAGACATCTCAACTGCATGCGACAACTTCTTCGCCTTCTTCTCTAAAACACTAAACATTTCCTTCATCTCGCTAATTTGCGTATTTAATTCGGTCAAGCTCGTCATCATCTTCTCATTATTCTTACTCATTGTATATCCATTTATATAGACACGTGTTTATATAGTTTTACCAATTATATACTTATATATCTCTACAAGTTCTAGCGTAAAAATTGTCAAGAACCGCCGTGTAAATATACCGGATAAAAAACAAATTGATAAGTATCCATACGACCCCTCTTACTGAAATCCAATTAAGAATTATGTTTTGATAAATTCGCGCATTGCCTCTGCATATAATACAACATGGGTTGCGATTGAGCCAGATTTGCATACACCGTTTATGGGTGTAAACTGTGCATTTGCAGTCAAAATAGAGGTGTTTATAATCCACTAAATACATGTGGTCCGGGTAATATGACCGACATGGTTCTAAACAAATATAACAACTTTTGCGCATTTATATATAAAAATAAAAATTACCTGTGTATTATTATCCAGCTGTATCTAATAAATCCGTCGGAATGATTTATTGATTTGCAAATGTATCCAGGATGGTTATCCGTATGGTATTGTTCAAGAAATGTTACATGAGATGTAGATATTTCATGTAGTTTACCAATGTGCACTATATTGTTTTGCAATTTTACAGATATGTTTTTTCTGCGTAGGTCTGCGCGGATATGTCCGGGACAATATGACAATATTTCATCAATAATTTCTTCGGGATACATTGAATTATTTGGTGTGTGAAAAAAATAAATAATATTTTTTTAAGTTTTTTTCAAAGGTTTATTTAAAGGTTTTTTCAAGGTTTTTTTCAAAGTTTTATTAAATTTTTTATCCAAAGTTTTTTCCAAAGTTTTATTAAATTTTTTCCAAAGGTTTATTAAATTTTTCAAAATTAAGGAGGGGGTTTGGGGCGTAAGAGAAGCTCAGCTTCTCTGAATACGTAGTTCTCCCATTAGGGTGTGAAACCGGTTTTTAAACGTTTTTTTTAATTTTATGCAAACCTCGTCGGGTTCCATATCTAATATTAAAATATCAACCTGTTTAATTATAATTTCTTTTTTATCTTTACAGAATTTTTCGTAAGCTGATGCGGGTGAGTATGCTTCCAATTTCAGCAAATCCACAATAAATATATCAATCTGTTCCAGAAATCGCGGACACAAAGATACATATTGTTTGCGCGCGACGCCTTCCTTTTTCTCTTGCTCTGTCTTTTCTTGCTTCTTGCGAAAATAGTATCGCGCACTTTTAAACATTTTATCGATAACATCGCCTTTATATCCGTCATTTTGTAAGCGCTCAACCTCTTCATCGATTTGCATCTTAATTGAATCTTGGTTTGCCCACACGTTCCACGCTTCCTTGAAAACTTTGCGGTCATCAAATTTGTGGACAACTGCAAAATGTTTCAACTCTTCCATAAATTTCTCTCCAAAATCGTGGCGCAAAGTTTGTTTTGAAAGTTTTGTCGCAGGGTCGACAACGAAGAGTTTCTTTCTTATATTGGTTCTTACCGACATTGTTTTTATGAAAAATTTGTTTTTATGCATTTGAAAAAATGCAAAAAAATATTTCAATTTTAGGGGAACTACGTTCCCCTATAACCCCTCCTTTACCACATTACACAGAAGAGTTTTTCTGTCCAAAATTTTGTATTTATTCACAACCATTTTGAAAAAAAGGTATTCAAAAATGGCCACCAAAAGAATGAACTGCACCGTTTTGCAAAAATCCGCAATAAACGCGGATTTTTTCCAGTAATAGACAACGAACCATGTTTCTCTCGGGGTTTCTTCTACAACATTTTTGGATAAAGGTTGCAATTCAATTCCAGTATCATCATTTTTCTTATGTTCACACAGATTGTTTCCACTTCCGAATGCTATCAACGATGACGCTGCATTGAATTTGGGCGACAACACTTGATTGGATAGTTCCATATATTTCTGTAACATGTCTCTGCAGAATAGCAAAAACAAAATGGCATTGATTGTAATTAAATAATACACGCACATTTGCCATAACCGATGATTAGTTTTATCAAGTCGATGTTGGTATATATCACATTGATTTTGATTGATTGAAATATTATAATAGGGAATATCGGCCGGTGGTTTAACCAAATCCAATATTAATTCTTTCTCGTAAGGCATAATGTAGAAAATGTAGAAAAGGATTTCGAATTCTGTCAAAAAATACAGATGGATAAAAAGATTCATTGTTGAATAAATAAATATAAATAATTGTAAATAGTTTTATTATGAATTCCGAGAAACGCATGGAATGGGACGACTATTTTATTTCGATTGCACTGCTCGCGTCACAAAGGTCGCCTTGTGCAAGGCTTCACGTGGGGTCAGTCATTGTTCGGGATAATCGAATGATATCCATGGGATACAATGGGTTTATTGCGGGATGTCCGCACGTCTCTCATATTCGCGACGCAAGCCACTATCCACAGTGAAATAAACGCCATATGCGATTGTGCAAAACGCGGCGTCACGCTGAATGGTGCAAAAATCTACATTACGCATTATATGTGTCTCAAAACAATTTGTTCCAGTGGTATTGTAGAGATTATTTATTTAGAAGATTATAACAATGATGAATTAGTTGCACATGTAACAAATATTGTTATAAGAAAACTAGATAAAAAATAAAAAATAAAACAATTATATAGATGTTTTATTTTTTGGTTTTAGCTTCTTTGGCAGTTGCATCTGCTGATTATATGTTTTCCTATGATAAAGCAATAACTCCTCCTACGGATACCAAAGATATATTGAACGCAACTTCTACGGGTGGGCCATATACATATTCCCAAACGGCACACCGATTTTCCGGAACTGCCTATGATGGAACAACCATTGACACCACTGGATGCTGTTCAGGGCAATCAGGTTCTTGTCGAAATAACCCATCGTGTCAGTGCCAAGTAAGCGTAGGACCTTTACCTCAAGGCGGTTACACGCTTGGAAATATGATGACTTTTAAAGGGATGCCATATTGTTACGAACTGTATCCATCTGCGTCAAACTCAATGTGTGGACGCAGTGGGTTTCTAATTCATGGTGGGTCATGTTCCGGAAATCCGTCGGAAGGCTGCATTGTCATTGAGAATGAATCAACCAGATATAAGATAAAAAGCGGTGCTTCTCTCAAGGTGGTTTCATAGAACAATAAAACAAAGTTGTATTTGTATTATTGTGATTTATCCTCTTCGAGTTTTTTTGCCAGACCTTTTTTTGCCAGACCTTTTTTTACCAGACCTTTTTTTGCCTCTTGCAGAATTTCGCATACTCACTAATGTTTGAGCAGCAAGCCTACTTGCCCCTTCTGCCGCCATTTGATTAACAGACGGGTTTCCATTCAAAAAACATGTAACACGTCTACCATTTTCAATATATGTAAACATTTTTCCACCATTATGATTTTGTATATCAACAATTTGTCCCATTTATATATTAATAAAATATATATTTTTCCTAAATATATATTTAATTGTTCAATAATATAAATAAATTAATACTTTCGATTAGACCTTTTTTTGCCAGAACGAGACCTTTTTTTGCCAGACTTTTTTCTGCCTTTTGCAACAGAAGAATTTTTCATACGAACCAACATAGAAGCAACAGCATTATCTTGTAACTTTTCCATGGTATAGGCTGATTTACTATTTGGTGGTATATTATATATGAAATTTTTTTGATTACCATAGTCATAGGTTACGGTTTTATCATCTGGGTTTAATCTAATATTACTTACGGTCGCCATTATAATATTATTAAATATTTTTATTTTCCTAAAGTTAACAACAATATAAAAATTTATAGGCGTAATTAAACCAATGAAATAAAAATGGTTATTAGTCGCAAACCTAGAATAAATTCGACAGATTAAATGTCATTCTGCAAATACTTTTTGAACAAGTCAAGTGCCTCCTTCGGTTTATAGGTTGGCACTTCGTGTCCCGCCCCATGCACTGTCATAAATGCAAACCTGGACTCTTTGCTGAATGGTGTCTTGAACGTGGTGATATAACCTGCGGTTTGCCCATCCACAAACCATGTTGACCACAGACTGTCCACCTGGAACCCCAAGTCATATATCCATCGCTGGGTTCCAATCGTGCCGCAAACACTATCGTCGTCGCCAGAATAAACTAAAATGCGCAAGTTTGGATGAGTCTTGGAATTCAGAATTGTCCGGTAATACTTCTCCATCGGCAGCATTTTATCCGCCAATTGGTATTTGGTTGTGCGAGAACACTCGACCCACTCAATGCTTTCGTTCACATGAATCGCCTTTTTGACTGCGGGATTATTCAAGTAATTGGTGGAGAAATCGTCTTCGCATGGTTCATAAGCATTAACTGTTGATGATCCATAAACAAAGGCTCGCATCGCCCTTTGTTGCGACGTCAAACAAACTGGATAATCAAGCGCATATGGATTCAGATTGCCGATTTTCTTCATAAAATCCAGCGCCATATAAGTGCAAACCGAATTGTTCAGTTGTTGCTCCACGGTTAAGCAACCATTAGCCACGTATCTGTCCCACAATGGTTTGGGCAGAAGTTGTTTACCCCAATAGGTCTCCATCTCTGCGCCCACACCCGAATAGTAATCAGTATAAGGATTGCCTACTGCGAAACCCATGAAATTCAGTCGATTTGATGAATCCAACGCATCATTGTAACTAATAATTGCATCAGCCAATGTGGGCATATAATGACCGCCGTAAGATTCCGAAGTAATGTAGAGAGGTGACTTGGCAAATTCGGGAAACTTGGAAAGAAATCCGAGAATAGTCGCTAAATTGTCTTTGGCGGCCTGGTCGTCGCCAATCTTGTAATCGTCTTTGTTGTCCGAATATGAGAATCCAACACCTACCGGCTGTTCCAAAAAAACCATGTTTGCTACCTTATTCCAGGCGTATTCATTGGGGAAAATGTTTCCATAAACGTCAGGGCGAAAAGGGCCCTGCTCGGTCATGAACCCGATTAAACCCGAACAGCCGGGACCGCCGTTTGTCCAGAAAACGAGGGGTGCATCGGCAATTTCTGCCTCGACGAGCCAATAATGAATATACTTCTCGGTTCCGGCCAACTGGATGTATCCGCTGAACTGGTTAAACGCGGGCTTGTAATTTAATCCGGGCATATCTAATACCTGGTCGGAAAGTGCTTCTTCCGTATAAGAACTGGATACAACAGTAAATAAAGATAATATAAGAAGTGCTACAACAAACATTTATTTATACTTTAGAGCCACATTTTTATTATATTGTTTTGAAAACTATTTATATAAAAAATGATTTTTTATACAAATGTCATATAATATTATTTTTTGCATTTTTGGATGCGATACAATTGATAAATATAGGAAAGAAATTTTGAAAATTAAAGAAACTTGGGGCAAGGCGCCGAAGGCGCCGAGTAACAAGGTTTTTGAAGGCAAGGCGCCGAGTAACAAGGTTTTTGAAGGCAGGGCGCCTTGTGAAAAGGATTTGGAAAATAAAATATTATTTTTTCTTGGCGAAGAAGGACCTCTTCATGATGATGACTGCGTCCATTTGGAAAATGTGGAAAACGATTATCTCTCTGCATCATACAAACAATATGGCGGTTTAAAATATATTTATGAAAACTACAATTTTAATTACGTGTTTATTTGTGGAACAGATACATTTGTTTTGACAGACAATTTAATTAATTACATAAATAATGAATCAGAGATTAGTCCAGACAAACCATTGGTCATTGGTGGACATGGAGACAATCGCAAAATATGCAATGAAACCGTGCATTTTTTTTCAGGAGGCCCTGGAATTATTTTGACAAAATCAACAATGGATATAATTTATCCGGAACTTGGAACCATGCAAGAAGAATGGATGTGGATATGTGCCGAAAATGGTTACACAACATATATTCCAGCATGTGACTTGTCTCTCTGTTATTTTCTGAAAAGATACGGAATTATTTTTGTAAATGTGGTCAACCGTTTTTTCAATTGCAATTATTTGGGATACAATCCCGACCATTCTATATGTTGTGCAAAAACAGTGAATATTCAAACAATGATAAGTTGCCACCATATGTCTCTTGAAAATTTTGATTATCTAGAAAAAATAAAAAAGAAGGGTTAAAGAAAACCTACGGTTTTCCTTTGACCTTTCCCTTTTAAAGAAAACCTACGGTTTTCCTTTGACCTTTCCCTTTTAAAGAAAACCTACGGTTTTCCTTTGACCTTTCCCTTTTA